AGGTTGGTTGTGGTAGCACTGGCTATGTCAGTACCCTTCGCCCAATCAGCAGTGGTGAATATACCCGCCGCTGGTGCTGTTGCTCCTACTGTACCGTTGAAAGCTCCACCCAACAAGGTTGATGATAGCAATCCAGTGACAGCATTGTATGTCAGCGTTGATCTGGTACGTGGTCCAAGGTTCCCTGTAGCAGCACCAAACAAACCGACAAACTCAGTTGTATCTGTCTGGTTGTCTGAAACAGTAACCGTTGTTGAAACAGAAGACGTGCCTTGATTAATAGCTGCTCGTACAGCTTTTTCAGTTGGTACTTTGGAATCAACTCCTGGTGTACCAACAGTAGTTGTTCTTTGAATACCTTCCCATCCAACACCCGCAGACATGACCTGCATTGGATATAAGGAAAGCACAAATACAAGTAATACAATAATCTTTTTCACAATACTCCTCCCTTATACCTTTAGGCTACGAACTTCCACTACTGAACCAAGAGCTGATTCAATTACCAACTTACTTACTTTATATCGTACATCCATTTCACCAAACTCAATCGATCTTCCAACACCTAGTCTTGCTGTTACTGGTGCTCTTGCTCCTGATGTATTGTTGAAATAAACCAACGCCTCACCAGAAGATTCTATCGTGTTAAAAATGTCAAGACCTTTCAGAATGGTGGAATCGTAATTCACTTCTCCACTACAGCCAACACCAAGTGATACTGTGTTCCATCCCAACGTTGGTGAGGAGAATGGAATGTCAGAAGTTTTGGTCATGAAGGATTCGGTTAGAATGTCCCTGGTAGAAACAGTATGTCCAGGTGGAACATTTACAGCTTCTCCAGAGAAGTTCGTCATCCTCAAAGTTTTCGTACCATCATTTCTGTAAGTCGGTGTCATCATTTTCTCCTTTCAATGTTTATTCTATTTTAAACGCTTTGAAAAAACAACATCCATTTTTACTAAGTATTTAATATCTTGGAAATATTAGCAACCAATACTTCCATGATCTTACTTGGAATAATGCCTAATATCTTATGTGTCCAACCTTCTCCCGCTTCCTCTTCTTCCTGTGACTGCCAACTACCCCAAGCTGGTTCTGTGGTTAAGAATTGACGAACAATAAGATTATCAATAAAAACATTTTGTCCGGCTGCCCCAAGACCTAAATATACATATTTATCTTGTACGGTGGATGGTACACTCATCGAGGCGCCGGACTTAACAACAGAGCCATCTATCACTACATCGTAGGTACCAGCCGTGAAATTAAAATTTCTTGTTTCAAATAAACACCAAGTACTTGGTATTGTAGCAGTAATTGCATGTGCAGACGTATCATAATAGTAAAAATTATTAGTTCCTCGATTGCCATATATGTAAGCTACTTTACTCGCATCACCGTGAAGAAAATAAACTTGTGCAAAATTATGATCAAGATATAAACGATGTTGAATAGCAATATTCCCAGATGTTACTGGAATAGACGCATGCTGCTCTGTAGCTCCTCCAACACACTTGGCGGATCTACTTCCAAGACTTCCACCATACCAGTTTTCTGTAGAAATATGAACATGAGGTTTCACCTCTGTCCAACTTCCACCTATAGTATCACCATTAACTCCACGTTCAAAATCATCGAACACAATAAAAGTATTAGCTCCATTGCTAACAGCAGTAGCATCTGCTTTTCCATAGTACATGTAAAAAGTAGTAGCACCAGTTCCTATGCTATCAAACTCAATCCAGATTGTAGCTAACTGATTGGGAGTAGCTCCTGATAAAGATTCTATCCAGTAATCAAGTAATGTATCACCGTCTGACATAGTAAATCTGATATCATCAAAATCAGAAGCACACAATCCACCACAATCTACATCTTCACCAGAGGCACCAGAGCTTTCACCAAGTAAAAGCTTCATCTGATAGTTAGTAACCGCACCCGATGCTCTGGAAAGTGTTATAGACTTTCTATATCCCCAACCAGTTAGCCAAGCCATTAGACATCAACCTCCGTTACTGTTGCTAATCTAATATCTCTAATCAAAATCTGTAACTTGCCTTTTTCTGTGTTCAAAAAGTTCTCACGTTTTCTCCATGCAGCTTCAGCGTTCGCTCGTATCTCAGAAACCTTTACCAACTCAGCTTCAATAGCAAGAATTTTCTGTGACAATTCTACGTAATCATCTTTTTGTTTAACATCCAATGGTGCAAATTCAATCTTAAATTCGGCCATGTCATTACTCCTTTTTATTAAACTACCTCAACAATCACAGGAGAAGGATTAAAATAAATCTTCTTTGCCGTAATAGCCTTCCCCACCCATTGAACTTGATTACCTGATGTTGCTGGTCGTGTTTGTGTCAATTCTCCTGAACCAAGAGACGCGTAAAGAACACCACCAGGAGTCCAAGACCAACTCTCATCCCTAATAAATCCAGGAGGCATAGCCACATATTGTTCACCACTTGCATTCGCCAAAGCCATAAACAAGATGGGGACTTTGTTTGCATTCCCTGCATGAGACTTCATCAGATTCTCACCAGAGAAACACAAGAACGTACCAAAACTTGCATTCTCACCAGATACTACAGGCAGATTTGCAGTTGAGCATGTATATCCATGATCTGCAAGGATAGATGGATTATGTGTCTTCGCAGCAGTAATTATCTCTCCTGATGGAGTAGATCCAGGCAAAGCAGTAAGTGCTTCTCGTACACCTTGCTCAGTTGGAACTTTAGTATCACTACCTGGATCACCAACAGAAGTAATCAAATAAGATGTTGGTACGTAAGATCCAACATCAACTTGCGGAAGAGGTGGAACGATTAAAATCGTTGTTGGTGTAATAGAATAACCGATTACATCTATGTTAAGTGCTGGTTCTACTTCGGTATAACTACCATCAGTCTCAAGATACACGTAACCACTACCAGAGAAAGACCAAGCTGGATTTGTCAGCGGTCCAATCTGTTGTGCTCTCAGATACTCACCAGAAGAACCTGATTCAATAGCAACACCGTAAGCTGGTTGTTTTGTACCATCTGCTTTGGCAAGTTCCCATTGACCACCAGTTAAATGCACTGGATCATAGGCACTGATTGACTCACCTGAAGCAATTGGATACCTCAGATAAGTATGAATGACATCATCAGCCTTTTCAAGAGCAGTGGCTAAGAGTGCATTCCATCCGGTAGTTCCGTAATTTGTTGTATCAAATTCATACTTATCTGTGGTTGCCATTACTTTCTCCTAAGCACAAGACCATCTGTAAACACCCTGTCCAGTTGAAATAGCTTGGTGTAAATCTTTTCCATCATTATAAAATACGGTTCCTAATTCACTTGGAATATGTCCTTCAAGTGACTCGCACAAGCCGTCGATTGCTGCTAAATAAGCCGCTTGAGATGCCGCCGCTATAGAAAGGTAACAACAAGCTTTTCCACTACAATAATCACAATAAACTGGATAATAACCAACAAACCAATTGGAAGTTTGTCTTTCCTGAAAAGTTAAACGATTCATGTAACAACCACTATATCTATCTACAGTATAACCAGATCCACGACGATAAAAGATTATGGGTCCTGTACGACAATCAAAAGCATCAGGATTACAACTTGTACCTTCTACAGCGGTACAATAAAATGGAGTTATCGTTGAAGATCCACCTATGCCACAAGAACCAATCAGTATCCAAGTTCCACTATTTGTTATCCTTGTACCACCATGAACCGCACTTCTTCCTGTACAATCAGTACAAGTAACAAAGAAAGAACCACAAGCACCAGATAAAGACACATAACCTGTTTGATCAATGGAAGCACCAGTGCCGGAGATAGACCAAGTATATGGACCATTACCACCAGCAACAGCAAATTGATAACCACCAGGAGTGGTCATCGCATCTGTACCTGTTACTACTGGATCTCCACCATCAACCCAAGTCGGCATATTACACCTCTACCACATCTTCAACCGCTTTGACGTAAAAAATATGCGTATCCTCTTCCATGCAAATATGACGGAAAGTAAATCCAACAGCACCTTCTCGACAGCCTTTGCAAATCGGTTCACGCACAGTGCCTTCACCGCAGATAGGACATTTCAAGTCAGACACAACAGGGGTAAGATCCTGCTTTGGTTGAGCTGCTTGTGCTGCTGCTCTTGCCAAGATTGCTTCTTTGTCCTTGCACTCACCTTCAGGAAGTTCAACAGGCTGAGAAGGCTTGATCCAAATGTCTTGACCATGACGTTGCCAGTCATAGCCTTTTGGGATGTTCCAATAAGTGCCATCATGCTTAGTCCAACCAGCTTGAGTACGAGCCATCTCTTGAATTTTTAATCTTCCTGAAACACGTACTTTAGCCCAATTGGAAACAGCGGCTTTCACATCAGCAGGACTGTACGCCTCAAGGAAGTTTTGGATTGTGGTAATATTGAACTCTGATTGTTCCATTGTATTCTCCTAGTTACAACGCCATTCTGAAACTTGTTGACCTACCATTATTCCATACACATGTGCTGCAATCAAATACGCATAACTTGAAACAGCCCCAGGAATACCAGCACAATCTGCATCAACAGAAGCTACATATAAATTAACTACTGCATTTTCACAAGAACCAGTAACAGGACAATCAGCATAATAATTAGAACCAACACTCCCGCTTCTTATATACAAAAAAGCTTTGTAGGCTCCACTTATTACTTCAATATCCTCTACAAAACCACCATAAACTGTTGAAAGATAACAATACGAATCTGTAATATGTGGATGAAGGGGACAAGGTTGGACAGAATAAACGCTGCCACCATAAACGGCACAATTCCACGAAACGCCTGGTGAATACCAAGTCCCATTATTTGTTACTCTAGTACCAACATGGGCATTACTTCTTCCTGTGCAATCAGTACAGGTAACAAAGAAAGAACCACAAGCATTATTCCCCATGGTAACATAACCGTTTTGGTCTATTGTAACTCCTGTTCCCGCAATAGACCAAACATAAGGACCATTCCCCCCTGCAACCGTAAATTGTGATCCCCCTGGTTTTGTCAGGGCTTCACTACCGGATATTACTGGATCTCCACCATCAAACCAAGTTACCATTATGCTTTCCTAACTATCAAAGAATCCGTTTCAGAATCATATCTTTCAACACCTGAAGCAACATAATTCAAAACAGTAAAAGTAATCTCCGTTGCCAAAGAAGTATTATCAGCCAAATTCATAGCCTCAGTATATGTCCAAGTGTCATCGTCAATCGCTGCTGTGGTTCTTTTCAGCACTCCACCAACATATACCTTTACTTCAAACTTCCCTTCCCATGTAGGGGCCGCATCAGTAACACCATCCACATTACCATAGCCACATCCTTGACCAACTCGGATTCTTGTGCTCCAAGTCAGAACAACATCCGTTGAATAAGTGGCTCGATAATCCAAACCACAATCGTTTGCTTTCAAATTCGTAGGACAATATGGGGTGAAGGCTCGTTTATCAAAATTTATTGTGTAAGCAGTTGCATCAGATAAACTACTGTAGGATACTCCATTGAAGGCAACTACTTTTACATAACGTATTCCTTGGTAATAAAACACGGAAGGATCAGCACTAAACAAATTCAAACCACGTTCACCAAGAAAGTAAAAATCTTCACCAGCAGCATGGTGTTGTTTCAAAGTTTCATATTTGCCTCTTAACACTCCTGTAAATCTATATCGTCTGGTGCTAACAGGCGTTATATTCTGGACAGCAATAAACTCGTTTCCAAGTAAGCCCAAATTTTGATTAGTGAACAAACCACCTCTTGTAGTTGTTTCCAAAGTAGACCCATCATCATTTCCAAACAGAACTTCAAATCCAACTTCGTCGTCAATCGTATAAGTAGTAATGGGATAAGGATCTATCAGAGTGCCATGAACTCCCCAACTAGAGGAAGATCCAAGAAGTGTGTATGTGGTTCCATCATTGCTTATGTAAACACCATATCCAATTTCATTTCCCGTAACACGAGAAGCACTTACTCCCATTATGATACTCTCCTCGTTAACAATTACATAAGGCACTTCAATTACAACAACATTTGACAACGTATCAATAGGGAGGATTATTGGATCTGGTCGTGTTTCTGGTATTGACCTTACACAAGTTTGACCAGCATAACGAGGATCTTCCGTTGCATAAACAGTGATGATTTCTGATTCAGGACCATCCTCTTCAATCTTTGTTACACGAACAATCATGGAATCAATATCGTAAAGAGGATACGCTAAGTTGTAAAGAGAACCAGGAAGTGCCCTAAACATATTCCGATTGGCTTTGAAAGATATCTCCGCAAAGTCGTATGAGGTTTTTTTCAACTCTCTGTCAGCAATCAAGGCAGCAAGACGAGATGTTTGCACAAGAGGGAACTGATTGGTTTTTGAAGACAAATATCCAATCATCCCTTGATTAGCTGGATCTTTAGCAGTAACAATAGAATCCTTAAAATCTATAGATTCGGTTATTGTTGCTGTCTGTGGATCACAAGTAGATTTCTTGTTCCCTTTACTACCCATAATAAACCTCTTACGCTGTTACACTATTACCAACACTATCAGTACAAGTAACCGTGCAACTTCCTGAACCATCTGATGTAAGAACACCGTTTTGATCTATCGAGTTTGTACCACCAGAAACACTCCAAGTATATGGAGGAACACCACCAGTACAACTGAATTGATAAATGCCACAAGTACTTATAGAGGATATACTGAGAACAAAAGCTAACGGTTCGCAATCCACATCACAAGTAAAGTATCTTAATGGATACTGAATCTTCATTTCATTTATTGTTTTAAGCCACGAACCTTTTTTGAACATCATTGGTTCGAGCATGTAATCCTCTGAGATAGGAGGGATACTTGCAACCGCTGTACTTGAACGCATCAAATCCAGATGAAACAAACCATCAGCTTGAAATGTAAGTACAGCATCAATATGGTTCAAGATGGCTTCTAAATACGTTAAAGCTGGTTGATATTGAGAGAACAAAATACCAAGTCCAAATCGTTCCGTTTCCAAAGTAGCCTTTGCTGCTGCAAATGAGACTGTATCAAACAAAGCAGTACTTATTCCAAGCTTCTGAGTCATGATGTAGTATATGGCAGAAGCAGGATTTATATCGTATGTTTCCAAAGTATCCGAACCATAAATAACAGGAGTTTTCCTAACTACAAAACTGAGTGAAGGCATTCTTTGATCAGGACCAACACAGCAATCATCAAAGAAAGCATAACACCAATTACGATAAGCTGGATTTGCAGTTGGATCTTCAAGGAAACCATCCATTACAGATTCGTTGGGTTGCGTTGCTGTTCCAAAATAGAATCTGCATGTACCAATACCATCAATGACAATGGTTTCATAACTACCTGATATTGGTCGTACAATATTGCCTTTCCAAACACAAGTATCAGAATCTACATAGATAGAGTATATCTCATCAACAGGACCTTCGCATAAACAAACAGCCCAAGTAAGGAAGAACTTGTATCCTTGAGTTGTTTCACCTTTACTACCACCTTTACCACCACCCTTTTTGCCAGCTTTTTGTTCTTCAGTACGAGGATTCCAAAAGCCTAAGATGTTTCCAGATAACTTACTCATGCCAAGCAGATCAGGAATAGGGGAACCTTCTTCAGTAGTCGTAACATCAATCTTGGAATTGTCAGGACCACCAGGAGCATTTGTATCAGGTGGATCAATCAAACCACCAATAGCAGATCCAAGGGTGAAACCGAGAGTCACCCCCATCATAGGATTTCCACCAAAGAATCCTATTACTCCTCCTGCAATAGCTCCTAATGCCCCACCTATTCCTTGACCAGTGCTCATATCACCAACATCCTAAATCCATTAGTACGAGTCTTTGACCACTTCTCATCATACCATGCGGTATCTTGAACTCCCACACCATTTATTGAATGGTATAATTTATCACGACAATAAACTGCTGAATGAGAACTTGCCAAACCATACTTATGAAGGAAAATATCCCCATCCATAACACCGATAACAGGAACAGCATCTTCCATTTCAAGCTCTTCAAACATGGAAAGACTTGTAAACTTATTGAACAACAACTCTTCCGTGTTATGAACATGCCAATCTTTTGGATAGCTAGGCACTCTCAGTATTCCAGATTTTATTGCACCAATATTTTCATAAACCCTCAAAACAAAATGGATGCAATCACATCCCATATTCTTCACACCAACACCATGCTTGAATGGTGTTCGCAACCAAGATCGAACTTCTTGGTAAAGAGCTTCGCATTTAATTAGATCTTCAAAAAAGTATTTCATTAACCACCCCAAATAATAACATCCTTCAACGGAATATACGGATGACCACCAAAGTTTATCACATTTCCAAACTTATTCTTGCACGTTGAAATATTTCCATCACAACCAGCATAGATCGTTGGAGTAGATCCCACTGCAAGATTCTTCATTTTGAACCGGATATACATTTGAGTTGCAGAATACAAAGTAATCATCCGTCTATCACCATTTAAAACCAATTCACCATACCGATAGTAATTGGACTCCTTCTGTGTCATTGCAGCACAAGTAACAATCATTCCCGTTGTGTCTAAAGCAGTAACAGTAACCACCTGACTATATCCTGCTGAAGAAACTCCGCACTTACCAACAGAGAACAAAGTCCAATTACATTGCCTTTGGTACCGATATAAAGGAAGTGGATGGGTCAAGTAATATTCAAAACCCACACAAGCAGCTTTACCCACATTGCCTTGAAAGACAACTTCCTTTATCTGACCAAGGAAAATAGCTGCTCCCTCCAATGGTGCTTGATCTCTGAACAATCTGGTTACTTCTATCCAAACAAGATCAATCGGGTTGTATGAAAGATAATCAACTACTGGATTGTTCAAATATGAGAACTCAATTTCCATTGAAGTAACATTTAATTGAGTATCCTTCTCAAGGGAATTCCTTTTGATAGTTGCAGGAACGTATGTGTTTCCTCCATAGACAACGGACACATCTCCATTGGTGTAATACCAATCACTTGTTGCATACCAAATATGATAAAGCTCCGCTGGTTTTCTTTCAACGGCAACTTCTTTGGCTATGTAATCTGCTGATATTGTCATGTTAATCTCGCATATTCATGAGGTACTTCAATGAATTCAACCTCTGTCTCTGCAACCATGTCAAAGTCCATAGGTGTTGTAAAAGCCCACTCAAGTTCATCAATCTCAAACCTCATCAAATAAAGGATGCAGACATATTTAACTTGGGACAATGACAAAGAAACACCAAGTGAAGATTCCATGATGATCTGAGTTGGCGAAAAAACAGAAAGAATCTTTCTTGCATACCAATTTGCTGCATTCACGTAAACAAAAACATATCTTCCAGTACCAGGGACACTTGGATAATACGTTGCATAATCACAATCGGTTATGTGAAGATGATTATCTCCTGATCCAATAGCTTCAGTAAGAAAGAAATCCCTGTTCCATGAAGGTACCCATATTGAGCCAACCCGACCATAAACAGAATCGAACAGGTCGTTGAAATCATCCACTCCTTGTGCTGTAATAAAGGAGTATTTGTTCTTCACCTTGAACTTGGGATAATCTGTCATCCTCATTCTTGCATCGATTCCCATAGGATTACGAAGCCAAAAATTAGGGGAATAGACCGATGGTGCTGGCTCCACCGAATAATCAGGGAATGTGTGAAGAACGTATTTAGTTTTAAAAGTTGTGTAGCTCAAAATGGAGTCTCCACATCAATGAACGATTCCACAAAAGTATATTCAGCCGCGTAATGATAAGGTGTCGGCTGAGTGAATTCCTGAATGTCTCCCAAGTCAGCCCTCATCAAGGGGTAGATCTTCTTCCCGCTTGCCATTGTCTTTGTAGGAAGCTCACCGCTCAAGGAAATCGTTGTACCAGTAACACTAATTGGAGTAACAACATCGTATGAAAGATGATTACCAATAAGTACTTTGCCAAAGGAAACCACCTCCCTTCCCACTGTGCTTTCAACATTCAGGGTCGTTGCCCCAATCCCTACCGCTTGAGTAAGTTTCATTTCATAAGGCCAAACAGGAACACCCCAAACATTGTGGAGGTTCTTGTAAATCTTTCGTTTGAGTTCATTGGTCATTACTTCTTCTCTGGAACACATGGTAAAGGACAACGTATGACGAATCAGTGTTCTGAGCATACTACGTTGTTCCATACCCTTCATACCACCAAGAATATTGGAATACCAAGTCCTCTTCAACGTTGGTTGAACAGACCAATCTATAGGGTAAAGCAAGTAATCTGTTGGCTGTACTAAGCTCATGCCGTCCTCAATATTCTGTTGACCTTGAAAGCTTCAGCACCAATGATATTCAAAATACTTTTTCTTCCAGCAGGTGTAGCCATGTAAGCGTCAATCACTCTTGGATCAGTGATGTTTGTGATGTTCAAGTTTCCACCGTTAGGACTAAGAGCTTTCATCTGCCCTTCAGTAAATACACCCTCACCCTTCTTAGCAACAATCGCTCTTTCATCACCAGCAATACCACCACTATGCAAGCGTTGGGCTTTGTTGAAAATAGAAGCCATGGCATGAACAACACCAGACGACTCTAATCCAACAATACCACCTTTATGGTGAGAGAAGAAAGCAGAAGATCCACTAACCGTTGCACCTAACGCAGAATCCCACGATCCACCACCAGTAGTACCTCCCATCATCATGCCCATAGCTTTCATAGCGGCCCACTTGATCATCATCTCGGCACACCACCATAGGAAGCTCTGAGCGAAGTCTTGCCACGCTTGGGCTGCGGTTTTTGTACCACTTGCAAATTCTCTAAACGCAGAAGTGAAACCAGAAGCAAACTGTTCTGGCATCTGTGTTGACCAATCAACCACCAATTCACCAAAGGATTGCATACCCGCTTTGGCTCTTGAGAAACCTAAATTAACTTGTTCTCCCATAGTACCATTGAGAGAAATCATCTTCTCAGTATATTCACGATTACTGATGGCCCCCCATTTACGAAGCTTCTCTAATTGCTCAAAGTATTGTTCATCAGTAATTGCTTGATTTCGATAATAGTATTCAGAATCTTTATACAACTCTTGGTAATAAGCCCTGTTAGCGGCTATCACTTCATTGTATGCTTGTACTTCTTGATTTACATACTTAGCTGTTTGCTTCTTCCCATAGTCAGTAGAACGATCAATTTCGGTCAAGGCCCGATCAGTAGCGTTCTTGTCAATCTGGTACTTTTGCTCAACATAATCTCTGTGCATTCCAAGTAATACTTCTTGCCCCGCACCAGACTGCAAAGCCTCAAGATTCTTCAATCCTGCATCAACCTCAAGAGAATCCCTTTCAGCTTCGATCTTTCTGTCAATGGCCTTTGTTTGTTTGTCAATAGACTTCTGGGCAATCTTCTCAAGCTGTTGCTCATGCTTCTCATAACGAGCCTCACGCATTGCGTATGCTTTTTCTTCGATACCTTCTATCTGAGCTTCAACATGAGTAGCATTCCAAACCTTTGCGTCATATACCATACGATCAATCGTTTTTAGATCGTCGGCATAATCAGTGTATTCCGCTTCCAACTTCTCAGAGTTAGATTTCATGAAAGAAAGATACTTATGATCAAAATCCGCTTTTGCATCATAAAGGGTTTGGCCATACTTTACTTCTTTAACCCACGTACCTTGTCTTATCTCATCTTTTGTTTTCTCAGCTCTTGCGGTAGTCTGAGCTATGACTTCTTCAAGTTTCTTTGCTCTTGCTGAAGCCTCCGTAATATCAGGAAAGAATTCGAACTGTCCTTCATTCTTAATACGATTAAAGTTATGAGTATATTCCTCAATCCAATCTTTTAGTAATTGATCAGCTTTCTCAAGATTTAACTGTTCTTGTTTAAGTATCTTATCAGAACCATCGCTCGCAGCAACTCCCATAGTAGCAAGGACATTTTGAAATCTCTCATGACTTTTTTGAGCATCCTGCTCTTCTTTTTTACGTTCTTTTAGATTTTTCTTATACGATTTGATAGCACTGTCAGCGGACATCTCTCGGCCTCTGGCAATCTGGGCATCTGTACCACCAAGATCTTTTGCAAGTCTCTTAAATATTACTGCTTGTGTTGCTAATTCAGTTCTTTCAAACTCAGTTGCATTCTCCCACTCGTTTGCCCAAGCCTTACCCCACTGACCCGATATTGCAATAGCCTCATCAACCTCACGCTTATACTTGGACATGATATCTTCGTCAGAAGCGACCATACCCTTCGTAGGGATTAGAGGCTCTGAACTATCTTTTCTTGGGATAGATCCTCGTTGAGCACTTTCAGGACCATAAGTACCAGGAATAACAATATTTCCTGTCTCAGCACCAGCCAAAGAAGTTCTGAAGTCAAGAATCGATTGAAGAATCTCATCGAAGTTCTCTTTGGTCATCTTCTTACGGCTTTCCCACGCAAATTGCCAATAAGTAGCAATCTGGTCAGCCGCTTTCGCTTCTAACGTAACTATTTTCTTTAGATGTTCATCAGTAATATCTTTGACCTTCTTAGGGAATCCTTTTGCTTCCTCAAGTTTTATTTTATACGCTTGTTTCTCATCCGCTATTTCATTTTTGAAAGTGGCGTCAGCAGCCTCAACATATCGTTTAAGGGCGTCTGTTTTCGCTTTCTCAACATCCCCTTCAGTATCCAACGGTGTCTTTGAAGCTGTCGCAAGCTTATCGATATACTCAAGAGCAAGTTTGAATTTTCTCTTTTCAAACTCTTCATTGTTTATCAATCTATCGTCTAAATGCTTCTTCTCCGCTTCAAGAGCCTCATCATATTTACGCAAAATATCAGCAGCATCCGCAGCACGAATACCACCAAGATCTTTGTACATCGCTCGGAATACTTCAGGAACTCGCGCCCTAGTTCCTTGAGCATACATTAGTTCTCGTTCAGCAGCCTTCTTCTTTTGCTCAGCTTCTTTCTCTGCGACTTCTTTAAGTACCCTTAAAAGATCATCGGCTATGTATCGTATTTGATTAGGTTTAAGAGAAGGGTACATATTAGTAAGAGCTGTTTTAAGTTGCTCTCCACTGCTTTCAGCGGTGATCCCCAAGCGCTTTAACTCAGGAACTAATCCTTTTATGTAAAGAGTAAGTTGTTCTGTTTCTTTTTTAGTATCAATCACACCATCAGTTAGTTCATTAAAAGAAAGTGTCACCCAACTTATTGCAAATTTTTGAGCAGCAACGGACTCAATTTGCTTTGCTATTGCCTCAGAATGTTTATTTTTTACTTCTTCATTAAGAGCTTTTAGACCTGCAGCCTCATCAATCCAAGCACCAGTAACTTCATCAATATACTTTTTTAATGGTTCATATTCAGAAGCAAGTCTCTTTAAAGTAGATTGATATTCCAAAGAATCCTTGTTCAAAACGTTCAAACGATTTTGATAACTTTGAAGTTTCTCTTCTGTTTTTCGTATTTCAATAGCTTCCGCCGCATATTCATTACTAAGCTGAGCAATATTATCCGTATACATCTTTACTGCAACGGCAAGAGAAGCAAGTGTAACCAAAACAGTAATAAGTGGATTACTTGATATTGTCCACCATAATCCAGCAAAACCAGCCTTTAACGCACCAAGCATTGCTACTAAACTATATCCAGTAGTTCCCCACATAACAAATAATTTTGCTATACCTAAACCACTAAGTAAACCAAGTAATTTTACTAATCCAAATGTAGCGGCTCCTGCAAGGGTCATTGCAATTACATACTGTCCTAATCCACCAGTTAAGTATGTAAACAAATCCATAACATTACGAAGAACATCAATGAATGCTCCAAATATACCAAGAATTCCAGACTGACCAACCGACACAGCAAGAACAGTAAAGCGAGAACCCAAGTTCTTTACTTTATTGATCACACCTTCCATCTGGATGTCAGCCATCTTCTGGGCCACACCAACTTCATAAACCTTGGTTAAATATTCATCGTATGTATCTGAACCTTCCGCAACAGCCTTCATCATGGTGATAACTGCGGGAGCAGCTCTTAACTGGAAGATATCAAACGCCGCACCAGCATCAGGAATAGTACGATTCAATTCAATCAAAATAGATTTAAGTGAGTTAAATTGAGGATTTAACTTATCCATATTCATACCCAACGCAGCCATTTTACCTTTCGCAGCTTCCGTTGGGGCAATGAGATGCGCCAGGAATTGTCTAAAACTTGTACCTATTGTAGAAGCTCTTAAACCAGAGTCAGCAAGAAGCATGGTTGCAGTAGCTGCTTCTTCCAAAGATATACCGGCTTCCTTTGCAGCAGGGGCCATGTAAGAAAAGGCAATCCGTAACTTATCAACATCCAACTTGGATTTATTTACAGCAGTTGCCATGATATCAGCAACACGACTAGATTCAGAAGCCTCCAATCGAAATGCACGTATTGTAGTGGTTAAAAGATCAGCAGTCTCTTCCATGCCAGAAAGAGTACCAGCAGCCAAAATAGACACGGCTTTAATTGTGTCGATTGATTCACTTGCGGAGAAACCAGCCTGACC